CAGCCACCAACCGCACCGAGTTCCGTTCAAGCGGTGCGCGGTATCGCGGAACAGGTCGAACTGGCAGTCGAAGCCCACGCTGTAGCCCTTGGTGCCCCACACCGGGCAGCCGTACACCTCCATCTCGGAGGGCGACCACACCTTGCCGATGTCCTGCCAGCTCCAGCTGTTGGAGTCGCTGAGCGCGCCGCTCGCGCTGTAACGCTCCTCAAGCAGCACGCGCTGGGTGAGCAGGTACTTGGTCAGCCCCTCGGGCAGGCACGCCTCGAACAGCTTCTCCCACGCCTTGAGGTTGCTGTTCAGGTACGGGTTCTTGACGTCGGCGGTGCCCTGGTTGGTGTTGGTCGTGTTCCACATCAAATAGCTGTCGTTCGCCACGCCGGTGACGGTCTTGGCGACGGCGACGGGCGCGGACGCGATGAAGGCGATGTGGTGGCCCTTGGCGCTGTCGCCGCACTGGTAGTACGGGTCGAAGTGCGCAAGCAGGAAGCGCACGGACTGCTGGGCCGCCACGTTTGACGCGCTCACGAGCGGCACGTCGATGTAGTCGCCGACACGCATGCCGCTGAAGTTCGCGGCCTGCACGCGCTTGTGCAGCGCGTCGTAGATGGTGGTGGAGCCTGAGACCTCGCCCGCGAGAAGCGTTGCGAGCGACTGGCCCGGGTACTTTCCGATCAGGCCCTGTCGGTCGTACTCGGCGTTGTTGAGCGCCGTGGTGGCGTTGGTGCGGGCGGTGTCGTCTATCATCTCGTAGTTGGTGCCGCCCACTGTGAGGATCTTAGCTTGAGCCATTTCGTTTCCTTCTTAGATCAATGTGATGGTGTTGCCGCTTGCGGAGCATGTTGAGCCGAACGTTACGGTCGCCCCGCTCGCCGATGCCTTTGAAGCCGGGCAGTAGACTGTTCCGCCCATGTATATGAACTGGCCAGTCGAGTTCGCCAAAAGCGTTGCGAGCTTCGCGTTCTGGGCACGCAGCTCCACGACGTCCGAGCTTCCTGCGCTGCCTTGCGCCACGGAGTTGGCGATCTGCAACGCCTGGTTCGCCGCCGCGTCAGCACGCAAAGCCGCGCCGTTCGCCGCCGAGGTCGCGTTGCTCGATGCCTGTTGGTCGGCGATGTGCTCGCTATGGCGCTTGCTTTCGGCCTTTTTGCGTTCGGTCTCGGCGTTCGATCGGCTCGTCTCGTTGTTCTGGCGCGTGGTTTCGGCATTCTTTCGCGCGGTTTCGTTGTTTTGGCGTGTTGTCTCGGCGTTCTTGCGCGACGTCTCGTTGTTCTTGCGGGTTGTCTCGTTGTTGCCGCGCTCGGTCTCAGCCGTTTTCCGAGCGTTCTCGTTGGACACGCGCGTCTTCTCTGCCGCTTCGGCGCTTTCAGTCGCGGTGTTGCAGTTCGCCGCTGCCGTCTTGGCCTCTTCGGCGGCCTCCATCGATAGCGTCGACTCGATGCGGAAGATCGAGCCGTCGGTAGTTCTGGCGCGGTCGATGTTGCCCGCATCGTTGAGCAGCAGCGCCGCGCCTTTGTTGGTATCTGCCATCGCACCTCCTTTACTTAGCTAGCACGCCGATCACGATGGCGTGCGGGCCGATTGCCTGGATGATGCATCGGTCGCCTGCCTTGGCTCCCGAGCATGAGGTGGTGTACGGGAGCTTCAGGGATGCCCCCTTCACCGATACGGCCATGGTGGCTCCGGATACGGAATTCACCGTTCCGTAGCACGCCTGCTGGCCGGGAGGGTCGTTGGCGGTCGCATCGGCCATCGCGGCGCCGTATCGGCGCATGGCCGACATGAGTTCATCGCTCATACCTCTTCACCTCCATCTCGATTGGGCATCCTCCCACGAGCGTGAGAGTCGCAGTCCTCACCGCGAACTTGCCGCTGATGCCGGCGCTTGTCCAATCGACCATCACGGCATCGCCGCACGAGATAGGCGCGTACGTCCGCTTGACTGTTACTCTGCGGATAGCGCTCTGCTGCGTTCGCAGCATCTCGTTAGCCTTGGCGTCGGCGTTCCTCTGCCTCTCGGCATCGGTAGACCCCTCAGGCAGGTCGCTGTAGCTGTATGTGGCCGTCTTGCGCCAACCGCGCGAAGCCGTGGAGTAAGGGCTGTTCGGGTCTGAGTCGATGGCCGTGCCACGGTAGAAGGCGTCCTGCGTTTCGTAGTCGCAGTGCACCACGTTGGCGACGCCAGAACGGTCGAGCTCGTCGACTACCTCGTTGATGAAGCGAGCGCCAGCGCCCTCGCGAAGCGTCATGGAAACTGGCCTGTCCTGCGGCTCCCTGTACCTGCGCAGCACTGGCCTGCCGTAGGCATCCTCGTCGACGGCTCGGAAGCCCGCCACATCGAGCAGCGCGTTGCACGCCGCAAGGCGCTTCGACAGCTTCATGTCGCCCGAATCAAGACCGAGCGTCCAATCCTGGTTGAGCTTGTAATCGGAGTCGTCGGCGATCACGTCTGCGAAGCCAGCCGCCTTGAGCAGCTTGACGACGTACGGCACGACGACCGTGCCGGCGGGGACCGTGAACGGCGCATCGAACTCATCCTCAGCGACCTCAGACAGCCTGCCAGACAGGTCTGCCGTGCCGGTCGAGTTGACGCCGCGCCGAGTCCTCTTCGGCGCCGACACTACGAAGGTGCCAAGCGCCTCACCGACGGACGGCCCGCCGAAGTCGGCATCGAGGTACACGCGCAGAAGGTCTGCCCCGAGATCGAGAACCCCCGAGTAGTCGATTTGCCCGGTCGTGTAGTCCTTGTCCTGGTTGCGCTCTATGCACCCGCCGTTCTTTATGTTCATGATCCTCTCCACCTCGTTGCCGCTCGCGCGGTCGACGCGCATGAAGCGGAACGAGGTGGAGAACGGCTTGCCCCAATCAGCCATTTATAGGCTCCTCGAAAACGTTGTGCGTTACATTTGCCGACCCCTTCCAGATGCCGGCGGCCTTCACCGACATGTCGAAGTCCATCGGGCCGTAGGCACGCTCACCCGCGTGGCCACGCCACCAGCCCTTCCACTGCTCGTCCATGATGCGCAGGTAGGCATCGTGGCCGTCACGCTTCATTTCCCACGAGAGCGAGGTCTTCTTGTCAAGCTCGTCGAGCATGTACGACATAGGGAGGTCGCCGTTCTCGCCGCCATCGGCAAAGTGGTATGTCTCAACCGCTCGCTTGGAGCTTGTCGAGTAGTCGCCGTTGTAGTCGAGCACGAGCACCACAGATGCGTCTTGGCCGAAGTTGAGGGCCATCCCATGCGCGAAAACGTTCGCGCCTGCCGTGACTTGCGAGGACGTGCCGTTGTCGGCATAGCCGGTTACCTTGTACTCGTAGTCGGTGTTGAGCGGCGGGATGCGGTCGATCGTCTCCTGCGAGTCGAGTATGTCGGAGGATATGACTGCATCGCCGCCGTACGACACGCGTTCCACCGTGAAGGAGGAGCATCGCGAGGCGTTGCCGAGAACGAGGGCGTTTCCGTCTACCGTGATGGTACCGAGCATGGAAAGCTCGTTGCTCACCTCGTCGACCGCTATGGGGCCTACAAGCGTCGTCTGCTCGATCTCGTACGACGAGAGGCCGTTCCTTACCCGCACGTGGCACGCCAAAGCGTCGTCGTACGACAGCGAGACATCAGGGGCGGCAGGCTCAGCCCAGTGGGTCTTGAAGCGGCGTGTGGCGGTTTTTGACAGTCCCGAACCGCCCTTGACCGTGAGCGTGAGCAGATAGTCGATTCCGTTTCTGATGGTCGCGTAGCTGCCGAACTGCACGGGATTGAGGCTCGTCACGTCTGCGGTTGCGATGGCTGCGCCACCGACCTCGGCAAGGGAGAGCGTGGCCTGGGCGATGCCCGTCTCGTCGGTTGCGGCAACCTGCACGGTGAGCGGCACCCGGTCGATTAGGATGCCGTCAGTCGCAGGAGACGCGACCCAACACTGCGGGTAGTCCGCGACAACGACGGCTACATAGCCAGACCATGCGCCCCAATCGGCGTGCAGGCCCTTGGTGCGCACGCGTACCTTCCAGCTTCCCTTGGCAAGCGAAACGGATGCGCTCTTGGCCGTCGTATACGATTCGGTGATCGTCTCTCTTCCGCTGAACTCCACCTGTGCAGCGCTCTGCGCCGAGCCGTCCTGATGGTTCGGAACCCATGAGACGGTGACAGCCGTCCCGGTAGGAACAATGGAATCGGCGGTCACCTTCGGTGCGAGGGGCGGCGTGATCGTCGTGACGGAGTTCGACTTGACCCATGCGGACATGAGGTTGCCACGCTTCGCCCTGACCCTGTATACGACCGTTCCCACAGGAGCGGCCTTGTCGTGCAGGTCGAGCCAAGCGGGGTCTTCACCCCCGATGCTAGCCGTTATGGACGACCATGTGCTGCCGTCGTCCGTCGAGCGCTGGATATCCCATGCGGCTGCATATGCCCAAGCACCGTAGACGCGAAGCGTTACTTCGGTGGCGCCTGCCTTAACAGCCTCCACGTGCGATGGCGCGGAGGGCGTGGTGTAGGCGGTTCCGCAGGACACGTGCGTGGAATTGCCGCCAGGGCCGTGGGCGCAAAGGCGGTACTCGTATTTATGGCCCGGCTTCGTGGAGTTGTCGGTGTAGTTGGTCACGTCCCACGACACGTCGGCGATATTGACCCATGAGCCGTCGTCGGCGCGGCGGTCTACGTACACGCCAGCCCAAGGGTATGCGCCGTCCATGCCCGTGTAATCGACGTCCCACGTGATCTTGTGCGAGGTGTCGGAAACGCGAGCAAGCTTCGGATTCCTGGGCGGATGCGGCTGCGAGTACCCGCGCTGGGGAATCCAAGCGTACTCCGTTGCCCAGGCGTCGCCGCCCGCGCTGCCGCAGTAGTTGTTGTACGTCTTGCCGTAGACGTGGATCTGCACGGAGCAGTTCCAGCCGCTGGCCCCGCGCCCGACGTCCACGGTGAAGGTCACGGCGTCGCGCGTGGCCCAATTCCCGTAGTTGTTGAGCAGCACGTCGCGCGACCTGTAGGTGGTGCCGTTCACGATCACGTCGTAGTGCGTGCCGTACTGTGCCGCATACTTGTCGTCGAGCGCGGCGGTGATTGTTATGCGCGAGGTGGTGCCGTTGACCGTGCTCACGCCGTCAACGGAGATATAGCCGCGATACCAGCGGTTGCGCCCCGCGATCTGAATCTCCCTTGTATAGGTTCCCATTGGCTACCTTCCCGACCCTGCGGACCGCTTGGCTGCGGAGACCAGAACGTCAACCGCCTGCATGATCCGCTGGTCTGCGTTTAAGCTTTCCCCGTTGACCGTGACGTTGTAGGTCGTGCCGGCAGCGCCTGCCCCGGCAACGGCAACCGACGGAGCGACCGTGATGCCCGAGCCGATAAGCGAGCTTGCGGAGGCTAGCGCCGACGCGATGGCGGAGCTGACCGCCCCAGTGCCGCTGCCGATGCCCTCGGCCCATCCCTCCATGAGCGCCTTGCCCGAGTAGGTTGTATAGCCGTGGCCGCTGAATGGGCCGCGCTTTGCGGGCGAGAACGGGAAGAACGAGCGGATCTGCGAGACGGCGCCGGACACGGCGGAGAGGGCGCCGCCGATTGCGTTCTGGATGCCCTGCGTGAAGCCGTTGATCAACGCGCGACCGGAATCGACGAGCCACGACCCAGCGCCTGCGAAGAAGTCCATTACCTGGCCGGGGATGCTGGAAATGGTGTTCATGAGGCTCCCGATATGGCCAGACACAGCGCCGACAAGCGCCGAGAAGGCACCCGTCACTGCCGCGTACACCTGCTGCGCCGCGTTCGCCGTCGTCGACACCATGGTCGAGAAGTACCCGGCAATCGAGGACACGAGGCCTGATACAAACGCGAGTGCAGAAGACACCATCGAGCCTATGAACGACACCACCGCGCTCACGACGCCTGAGACGGCGGCGACCACGGTAGCTATCCCGCCGCCGACAACGGATACGATCGAGCCGATGAACGTGGTAACAGCAGTCACGAGGCCGCTCACGACCGACATGACGAGGCCAATGACCGAGGCTACGACGGATGCGACGTTTACCACGACCGAGATCACCTGGCTTGCCACCGTTATCACGACAGACACGATTGAACCAACTACAGACAGCACGGTCTGGATTACCGGTATGAGCATCTGAACCACGGAGAGCACTATCTGCATGCCGCTAGCCAATATCGGCAGCACGGCGTTGGCGAGGTTTGCGAGCGCCGTGCCGATAGACGTGATTGCCGGCATGAGCGCAGCGCCTACCTGCGACACGAGCGGGCTTACCGCAGCGAAAAGCTGCATGGCGACGCCGATGACCTGCGAAATGATCGGGACGATCATCGCGAAGGCGTTGTGCAGCACGGGCAGGATGGCCTGGCCGACGTTCAGCAGCGTCGAGCCAAGCTGCTCTATAACAGGCCACACAGCGCTGAACGCGCCGATTGCGCCAGATGCGAATGACGCGATGGCGGGCAGCATCTGCGATGCGAAGTACGTCACGAACGGCGACACCGCCGAGATGATCGTCGTCACGGCTCCGCTAATAGTCGAGACGATGGTGTCCCAGGTGCCCGGTATCTGCTCGCCAAGATTCCCGAAAGCGGACTTGCACGTGCCTACGACGGATGCCGCAGCGTCGGCAATCGCCTGGAACGCCCCCGTTATCTGGGAAGCGTCGACTGTCGGCAGCTGTATGCCAAGCTCAGCCAAGGCCCCTACGGCGATGTTCCAAGCGGTCGCAAGCGCTTCCGAGATCACTGGGCCAAGGACTGGGCCAAGGCCAGACAGCACAACCGGGAACGCCTCGACGATTCCCTTGCCGATCTGCGCAACTCTAGGGGCCACGTTCGTGGCTACCGCGCCGATCGACTCAAGCAGCTGCTGCGTGAGCTGCGAGAAGTCAACGTCGTCGCGCCCGAGTCCGGTGACGAAGTTCTCCCACGCGGCCTTCGCCATGCCGATGGAGCCGCTGATCGTGGTAGCGGCCTCCTTGGCGGTGGTGCCGGTGATGCCCATGTTCTCCTGCACGGTATGGATGGCCTCGACCACATCGGCATAGCTGTCGATCGTGAGGTCGGCGTTCTTGCCCTGCTCCTGGCGCAGCTTGTTGGCGTCTGCGATCAGGCGCTTCATCTCGGCCTGCGTGCCGCCGTAGCCGAGTTTCAAATTGTCCAACATCGTGTAGTTCTGCTTCGCAAAGCCTTGGTAGGCGTTCTGCACGTCCGCCATGTCGGAACCCATCTTGTTCACGTTGTCCGACATGTCGCCCATCGCCATGTTGGCGTAGTCAGCCGCCTTGGCCACGTCTCCGCCGCACGACGAGACGAGCGAGGCCGCGAAGCTCGTGGCCTGCGTCATGTACTGGTTGGCGGACATCCCGCAGGTCTTGTACGCCTCTGCGGCATAACCTTGCAGCGTCTGAGACGCGGAGCCGAACAGGGTGTCGACGCCGCCCACCAGCTGCTCGTAGTCGGCATATGCGGAAAGGGCCGCGCCGCCAATCGCGGTCACGGCCCCGGTGAGCGCTGTGAACCCGGCTAGCGCCGCAGTGGCGACGCCCTTAGCTACGGTTCCAAGCCCGGTCAGGATGCCCGAGGACTTCTTGGCCCCGCCGTCGATGCCGACGGTCATGGAGTCGCCGAAGGCCTTGCCTGCGGCGTTGCCCTGGCTGCCGAACTCCTTGCCGATCTTGCTCGCGAAGCCGTCCATCGACGGCATCAAGGACACATAGGCCGACCCGACACTAGTCGCCATCTTCCCCTCCTATCCCCAGGATCTTGTCTATCTCTTCCTTGGCTTCCAGCGCGTTCGCGCGGTGGCGCTCAAGCTCTGCGAGCTGCGCCGGCGTCTTGATGGGCTCGGGAGGCTCCGCGCTCCTGTCCTTCTTGTCGGCCATGCCCCAGGCGATGCACCGAAGCTGGTGCTCGATACGCCAGAGCATGTAGTCGGCCGTGCTCCACCTGAGTTGCGGGTACTGCGCCTTGGCGAGGCGCGAGTTGTCGGGGAGGTGCTGCCAGAGGAGCGCCATCCGATCGAGGTCTTCGGGCGCTCCATCCAATGGCAGGGCTATGCCGTAGAACTGCTGGAAGTCTGCTATCGCTTCGCCGCGCCTGTTCTCGAGGTCGCTGGCGAAGCCTATTAGTTTTTTGTCTTTGCCGCCTCGAAGGCCGCGTCGCACAGGCGGCGCATGTCGTATGACGTTCCGCCGAGGGCTTCGATATACTCCTCGTCTCGACCCATGAAGATGCGCTCCATGGCGTCCATCATCCCCGCCGGGTCGGTTTCGCTTCGGGCGAATTGCTTCACGGTTTTGTAGGACTTCAGCTCGTCGAGGTCTGCGGCGAACTCGCCGTCAACGCCGTCGACGGTAAAGGTGATCTCGGTCATTCTCTTTCCCCCTAGGCGTTGTTGGTCTCGGTTGACTCGATGTAGTCGTAGCAGGTGTTGCCGTTGCTATCGACCAGGTATTTGAACGTGATCTGGCGCCCGGCAATCTCGCTCACGGCAAGCTTGATATCGTCGAGCTCAGAGGACTTGGCCGCTGGCACTACCTTGCGCCAGCGGCGACCGTTCTTGAGCACGAGTTCGAGCACGATCGACCACGCCTCGTCCTTGTTGCCGTTGTGCTCTACGGTGATAACGCCGTCGAGGTCGGTCACGTTGTCGGCGCCGTACATGACCTTGAGGGTCTGTGCCTTGATCTCTGCGAGCGTGAGCTTCGCGGACTCCACGCGCGAGGTCGTGGCGGAGTCCATGAGGTCGCCGTTCATGTCCTTCAGCTCGTTGGCGTCGGTCTCCTCGGACTCGGTGTATCCATCCTCGGAGATGAAGCCGAGGTTGAGGAAGGCTTCGGCGAGATTGGTCTTGATGTCGGTGGGGAGGGTGGTGCCTGTCGGGGCCACGAAGATATATCCGCCCTTCACGCCCTTGGTGGACGAGACGTTCTTGGTCTCGTTTTTCTTGAAAAGTGCCATGTCGGCTCCTATTCGCAAATGGTTACGTTTACGTTGGTCTGGTATCGGCGCTGGCGGCTGTCTGGGTCGTCCCAGCGGTACGTGTCTCCGCACGTGGCCTCGAACACGCACTCCTCGTCCATGAGACTCGGCACTGCGTGCTCCACGGCTTCGGCGATCTCTGCGGCGCGTCTGCGGGTCTTCGCCCATGACTGCGCCACGAGCTGCACACGGTTGATGCAGCCGCTGCGGATAGATCCGGTCTGCGACACCGATATGAACTCGCTGGGCCTGTCGGCTGGTACGTCGAGCACGGCCTTGATGCCGGTCTCGTCCATGAGCCGCTGCGCCACCATGCGCTCCGCGTCCATCACTCACCGCCTCCGAACATGGATCTGAGGCGGTTGTGCTTGCGCTCGCTCGCATGGGCGTGCGGAGTCGCCGTGGCAACCACGAAGCCGTTTGCGAGCTTGCCCTTGAACTTGCGGACTATGTAGCCGGCACCCTCGCCGGGGTGCCGGGAGAAGGACGAGTTGCACGATGCCGCTGCGGCGTCTGCCTTCTTCTTGAGAAGCGCTTGCACCGCGCCTGAGTTCATAACCTCGGCATAGCCGCCGCGCTTCCAGCCCTTCCACTCGAACTTCACCTTGCACTTAGCCATCGGTGCGCCCCACTTCCACGGTGAGGTTCCAATCTCCTGGGGTGTTTGCCGGGTCGTAGCGCTGCGGGTCGCCTATGACGCGGTACTCGGCGCCTCGAACGTTTACGCGGCACCCCTTGAGCGATGCGGTGAAGCTCTTGGGGAAACACAGCGTGTAGGCGACCTCAACGCCGTCGGGGCGCGATGCGTCGAGCTCCGACGTGGCCCCCGGGCACACGACCACGCCCTCTATGGCGGTGTCCACGCTGCCGCGCTCGATAGGCTCGCCGAGCGAATCGAACTCGACCACGGGTGTTGCGACCGTCACCGATTCGGTGCTTATGAGTCCCATTCGGCATCACTCCCAACCGGTTGGAGCGCCCCGATGCGCTGGTCGAGCAGCCCGAGGCGCTTCAGCTCCGTCTTTCCCAGGTACATCTCGCCGAGGGCAGACCCGTACGACACGCTGGCCGTGTAGCCGCCTGCGCCCTGGCTGTACTGCATGGCACCCGCCAGAGCTGCTGGCGCAGACAAGACCCTGTTGACCACGAGGCAGCACACCGCTGCGGCAGATCGGTCGAAGGCGGCTACCTTGCCGCGCTCGTAGTCGCCCACGTTTGATTCGTAAGCGCTCATGAGCAGGTCTGACGCGTCTGAGAGCAGGGTCGCGGCGCGTGCCTCGTCAGTCGGGTCGCCGTACCTCGCCCTGTAGTCTTCGATGGTCGCTAGCGGCTCCATGCGCCTACTCCTCGCTGGCAGGCTCTTCGGCCTTGCCGGAGTCAACCGGCTTCGCGGCATTCTCGCCGGCCTTCTGCTCGGACGCCTCGGAGGTCGCGGCCATCACGCCAGCGTCGACGAGGCACTGGACCACCTTGGCGATGGTCGGGTTCGCACCAGGGTTTGCGGCCTGTTTGAAGATGCCGACAGGCTCGCCGTCGGCGGTCACGAAGCAGACGTGCTGCGGGAGGATCGGGGATGCCTTGGATGCGTCCTCGACGATGAACTTCTGCACAAGGTTCGCCATGGTTACCGCCCCCTAGGCCGTCTTCAGGATGGCGAAGGCCTTGGGGTCGAGAACCGCGTAGGCAAGGACTGCCTCGGTGCGGTACGCGACCTGGTTGTATCCCTTCAGGTCCTGACCGGTGTTGTCGGGGTCGCCGTACTCGATAATCTCGGAGGTCATGTTGCGCACCATGCCCCACTTGATGGTGGAGAAGTCGCCCATGATGCCCGCCACCTTCGGGTCGGTCTTGCAGCGGCGACCGTTGACGGTGCCGGAGGTCGCGGCGGGGATGCCGTCGATGTTGCCGACGTTGAGGGACAGCGGGATCTCCGGGTAGAGGCGCTGGCCGGTGGCGGGAATGCGCAGCTTGCGGAGGTCTGCGGCGAACTTGCGGGAGAGCGCGAAGCCGTTGATGTCGTAGTCGATAAGCGCATCGGCCAGCGCGTCGATGTCGTCGACCGCGGATGCCGAGGCGGTTACGGCGTTGGCCCCTGCGGTGAGCGCGGTGTAGCCATCGAGCGCGGTGCCCGTCTTGGGGGACACGGCGTGGTAGACCACGTAGTCGAGCGCTCGACCGATCGCGGCGGTCTGGTCGGCGATGATGTTGGTCACGATCTCAAGCTGATTGTCCTCGTCGGCCCAGCGCAGCTCGTCGGAGACGCGTGTGGTCGTGACCACCTTCACGCGCTTTGCGACGATCGGCGTGGTGGAGACCTCGGAACCGCTCTTCTTCGTGCCCTCCGCAACTACCTCAGCCTCAGTTGTCGGGTTGAACACGATGTAGGTGGTGTCGGAGAACGTCTGCGGGGTGCTGGGGGACAGCGCCGCGATGGTGGAGGTGTCCTTCGCCTTGTTGATGATGGAGGTCACTACCTTGTGCGGGAGCTTGACCTTGCTGGTGTCGTTAGCCATTTCGGCTCCTTACTTGTTTCTAGTTGTTACCGAGGAGCTGGCGCGTGAAGTCGCGCAGCTCCGATTTGTCGCCGTCGCCCGGCTTCGGGAAGCTTCCCGGCTTCTCGACCTTGGGCGCGGGCGGCTTCTTGAACGCGGCGAGCATGTCGTCTGCCCACTTGGACATGCTTTCCTCGTCGTCGCCGACGATCAGGCTCGCCGGCACGCCCTTCTCCTGCGCGACCTTGGCCGCGATCTTCGACCGCTTCTCTTCCTTCTCCTTGTCGTCGAGCCTCTTCTTGAGGTCGGCGATTTGGTCTTCGGCTGTCTTGTTCGCGTTGTTGGCCTCCTCAAGCACCGCCGCTGCGGTTCTGTTGGCCTTTGCCTTCTTCTCCCACTCGCGCGAGTGCTTCTTCTCGGCCTCGTACAGCGCCTTGTAGTCGACGGGCGGCTCCTGGTTGGCGCCATCTCCGCCTTCTGCTCCTAGTGCTTGTGTGGGTTCGTTCGCCTCTGCCATGTCGCGTCCTTTCCCGTGCCGTGCGGCACGCCTGAGCTGCCGTGCGGCTGCTCAACGGTTCGTTAGTTGGGCCGTGCGGCCCGTCCGCGACAGTTTCTTATGAGCGTGAGATTCGACATGAAAAGGGCCACCCGTAGGTGGCCCTTGCCTATTTGCACTGGTATAATCTGTTGATGGAACGGCATGCTGCCCTCTACTTTTGAGGTTTTCGGTGCCGTTCCTTTTTATTTGACAGCTATGTACCTGCCATCCTTCAGCAGCAGGCGCACATGCGCGACCTTTGGGTACTTAGGCGCGAGATCCTTTGCCGCTGATATTAGTGCATTGTCGTCTATTCGCTCGGATACGGAGTTGTCAACGACCATGCACTTGACGCCCTCCTTTCCAGCCGTGCTGTCAAGGTAGTTCTTCATTGCGCCCCATGCGTTTCCAGACGTTCCGATTGTCTTGATTTCGATTCCGTTTTTCAGGTCTGGAAGCCCGACTTTGCGCTTTCTCCCATCTTCCTGAACCCATCTGTAATCTTGGATGAACGTCGGGGCAACGCCGTGATGCGCCAGCCTCTTAGCTGTTCCTATTTCCGCTTTGGTCGCCCGCTTCTCCACCCCTTTGCTGACAAATCCGATTTTTGGTTCCGTGCCAGTTGCGTACCATTTCGGGTCTCTGGTCTCGATCTCCTCGACCATGCGCTTGTTCACGTACTTGTCGAACGCCTTGCTGGCTTTTCCGCCATGCTCCTTGATGTACGCCTCGCGCTCGGCATCGGGCAAGGCATCCCAATCTGAGCGTATGCCGTTGCGCCCGCCGAGCGCGTCCATGCACTCGTTGAACCTGTCATACATACCGTCTGGGTCGTATCCCTTGACCTTCGGCCCCTTGCCGAAGCTCGGCACGACGCGGCAGTCGCACTTGGGGTGTGAGTGGCTCGCAGCCTCCTTCGTCTTGTAGTTGAAGCCGAACGAGGAGAGCATGAGGCAGAAGCCGCACGTCTCGCCAGACGGCACGCGTGCGTACCTCGGCTTCGCCGGGTCTTTGGAGGCGTTGTGCGCCACGCACATGTTCGCGGCCTTGCGAATCTCTGCATCGAGGCGACGAACGCACGCGGCCACGAATAGGTCGGTGGCTTCCTGCTTCACCAC